TTCCAGAGTCTGGTCTGGATTTGATGATGCAGTGCAAGCGACTCGGCATCACTCAGAGCGAGGTCGCTTCAGACCTCGGGATTACGAGAACTTACCTGAATTTGATTATGCGAGGGAACAGAATCCCGACAGAGCAGATTCAAACCGCGCTTGATCAAAAGCTGGAAGAGCTCAAAAGGATGCCTTCTCCTGACTTAAGTATATCAGGCGGAAAGGAAAAGGAATGATGAAGGGAATGAATGATACCGGGGTAACAATTTGGAAGATTGCACGAATTCAGCGTGCAAAGACTTACCCGAGATACAGAGACCGGATGGCTGCAGCTGCAGACCTGGCAATGTCAGCCAGCACGCTTGCAGATATCGAGAACGGAACAAGGGATCCGCTTCCGGATGAGGTCTGGGCGATGAGCGAGATTTATGGATCCCCGGAACTGAGATGCACCTACTGCCATGACTACTGCCGGCTTGGATCAGATGTCCCGAAGGCTGAGAACCTTAGCCTCGACCGGATCAGCATCCAGGCATACGGAACATTGAAGAAGGCGGGAGAGATCAAGGATTCGCTGATGGAGATCGTTGAGGACGGAAAGATCACGGAAGACGAGAAGCCGGAACTTCAGAGCATTATGAAGTCACTCGATGATATCGTCCAGGTCGCGCAGGACCTGAAGGTATATGTAGCAAAAGCAAAGCTGGAGGAAGAAGAGGAGGGTTTCTGATATGAGAGCGGAAACGGTCGAAATCGGAAAGGTGGAACGGAGCTACTTCACCGCAGACGATGTGATGCAGCTCCTCGGAGTTGGAAGGCGGACAGCCTACGGATACATCCGGAGGGTGAGAAACGAGGCAGTCAGCAAGAAGAAACTGCCTGAGGATTACCCGCACGGGAAGATCCCGAAGGCGCTCATGAAACAGTACTACATCTGAGAAGGAGGAAACAAAGATGCTCAAAAGATTCGCAAGAAAGTCCATCATCAAGGCCATGGCTGCGGCGGTGACGATCGGATTCCTGGCAATGATCAGGACCAACACCAAGACAACGATTCCGGGAGATGCCTTCTGCGGAATCATGTTCTACGAGCTGAACTACTACATGCTCCGGTGTGCATACTCCGACCTGAAGAAACGCAGGGACGACGCCATGCAGAAGAAAGCACTTGAGGCGGCTTTAGAGAGATCACGGAAGGCCGAGAGGAGAAACGTCCAGAGATGGGAAGACACCACATTTGCAGCATAATAAAAGCTCATCTTTTCAGGCTGGGAACCGAAATCAGATGAGCTTTGGGAGTTTGAGAACACTAGGCGCGTGTTCTTACCTCCGAAAATATCACATCAACCAATCTTTTACAAGGAGGTCCAAATGAAACTCATAACACTCACCCTTGATAATTTTCAGGGAGTCACGCATGCAGAGTTCGACTTCTCGGGTCAGAGCTGCTCCATCTACGGAGACAACGCGACCGGAAAGACCACGGTTTTTAATGCCTTCACATGGCTGCTCTTCGATAAGGCCAGCACAGGTGCGAAGAACTTCTCACCGAAGACGACCGGAACACACGAGCTCGACTACTCCGCATCGGCGGTCATCCAGGCGGATGACGGATCGCAGGTAGGACTCAGAAAAGTATTCCACGAAGTTTACAAGAAGAAGAGAGGATCCGCAGAGCGCGAGTTCTCAGGACATACCACCGACTACTTCATCGACGGTGTCCCGACGCCGGCAGGAGACTTTAAGGCGAAGATCCAGACGATGGTCGGAGACGAGGAACAGCTCAAGATGCTGACCATGCCAGACTACTTTCCGGAGAAGCTGGCATGGCAGGACAGACGGAAGATCCTCCTCGACATCTGCGGGGATGTGAGCGACCTGGACGTCATCCACCACACCAAGGAGCTGGTCGACGCGAAGTTCGAGCAGATGCTGCAGGTTCCCGGCGCGGATCGGAGCTACACAGTCGACGAGTTCCGCAAGATCACGATGGCGACCAGAAAGAAGATCAACACCGAACTCGACACGGTCCCTGAGAGGATCGATGAAGCGCAGAAGGCCATCCCGGATACGGATGGAATGAGCCTGGAAGACCTCAAAGCCAAGAAAGATTCCATCGAAGGCGAGATCAACACCCTCGACATGGAACAGCGGATGCAGACGACGGATGCGACTTCCGAGATCATGACCCAGATTTCAAACGCCAGAGCAGAACTTGCGGAATCGAGGAATGCTTACGCGGCATCAGTCGCAAAGGAGAATGAAGGCAAGACATCACAGCTCAGGCAGATGCAGGAACAGATTAGGGAGAAACAGAAGCAGGCCTTCGAACTGAGAGGATCCATCTCCCAGATCGACTTCGACATCAATTCCATGGAGCAGAAAAGGGAGTCCCTGATAAGTGAGTACAAGGAAGAGGCTTCAAAGGTATGGAACGACGATGATGCGGTGTGTCCAACCTGCCATCGGCCATATGACCCGGACAAGGTAGATGAGATGCATCAGGCATTCAACCTGAGAAGATCTCAGCACCTCGAGGATATCAACAGGCGGGGCAAGGCCTGCAGCAAGACGGCCATCCAGGAGCTGAAGGACAAAGCATCCGAAGAACTTAAGAAACTCGGAAAGCTCACTTCCGAGATCAAACAGATTCAGGACACGGTCACGGAGCTTTCCAGAGCACTCACTGAAGTGCCTGACTTCACCACGACGAAAGAGTATCTGGCGATCAGCGCAAGGATCATTTCCCTCCAGAACTCCATGGCAGATTCTTCACAGGCATCACAGAAGGCAAGCGGGGACCGGATGCAGGCCATCGCCCAGAAGAAGGCACAGCTGGAAGCTATAGAGTCGAAGATCGCTTCCTTCACCGTAAAGGAACGGCAGGAGAAGCGGATCGAGGAGCTGAAGGCAAGCCAGAGGACTCTGGCGGAGGCTTTCGAGGAAGCAGAATACAGGATTCACCTCTGCGATGTTTTCACCAAGGCTAAGGTTTCGCTCCTCGACCAGAGAATCAACAGCAGGTTCAAGACGCTCCGATTCAAGCTATTCGAGGAACAGCTCAACGGAGGAGTTACGGACTGCTGTGAGGTCATGATTCCTTCACCGGACGGAAGGATGGTCCAGTACGCATTCGCGAACAATGCCAGCAAGATCAACGCAGGCCTTGAGATCATCCACACGCTCTCGACCGCCTGGAACCTCTGGATCCCGGTGATGGTCGACAATGCCGAGAGCGTCACGCACCTGATGGAGTACCCGGACATGCAGGTCATTCGCCTGGTAGTTTCAGAAAATGACAAGCACCTCCGCATGGAGCATGACGCAGCATAAATCCAACAATATCAGAAGCAGATGTTTGGTGCATCTGCTTCTGGATAGATAGGCGGTTCTGAGTGATGTATGGACCGTCAGGAATAGACATCAGCCAATCAAAGGAGGAATTCAAATGGCAAATCAGATGGTTTCTCAGAAGAAGGTAAGCATAACAGCTTACCTGATGGACGGAGCTGTTAAGAACCAGATCAACAGGGTCGTCGGAGGAAAGGACGGAGACCGCTTCATTTCTTCCCTGATGAGTGCCGTAGCAACAAATCCAACTCTTCAGGAATGCCAGAACGCTTCCCTGGTAAACGCAGCACTTCTTGGATACGCACTGAGACTCAGCCCTTCTCCGCAGCTCGGTCACTTCTACATGGTTCCTTACAACGACAAGAAGACCGGAGGAAAGGTCGCTCAGTTCCAGCTGGGATACAAGGGATACATTCAGCTGGCACTCAGGTCAGGACAGTACCGGAAACTGAACGTGCTCCCAATCAAGGAAGGCGAGCTGATCCACTGGGACCCGCTCAACGAAGAGATTGACATCAAGCTGATCGACGATGAGGAAGCCAGGGAGAAAGCACCTACGATCGGTTATTACGCGAGCTTCGAGTACCTTAACGGATTCAGAAAAGCGCTCTACTGGTCAAAAGAAAAGATGATCAGCCACGCTGACCGATACAGCCAGGCATTTTCAAAGAACGCTACCAGCGGAAGTTATCCGAAGGTAAGCTACGCAGATTACGAAGCTGGCAACTACAACAAGCGAGACGAGTGGCTGTATTCCAGCTTCTGGTACAAGGACTTCGACGGTATGGCCATGAAGACCATGCTAAGGCAGCTCATCAGCAAGTGGGGAATCATGTCGATCGACATGGAGAAAGCCTACACAGCTGACCAGGGCGCAATTGACCGAGACATGAATCCGAGATACGTGGATAACACTCCGGAAGGCGCGATCGCATCCGCTCAGGAAGAGATCAGCGAGAGCGCCAATATACAGGAAATCGACATGGCCTCTGAAGCACCGCAGAAGGCCGCAGAACCGGCCGCGCAGGCTCCCCAGAGAACTAAGCCGGCAACTCAGCCAAGCAAGCAGGAGCAGGCAGAGGCAATTCCTCAGCCTGACTTCTGATGGAGATCGAGCCCATCGCATCCGGCAGCACAGGAAACTGCTACCGGATCAGCGATGGCAAGACCAAGATCCTGATCGAGGCCGGGATCCCGGTCACCAGGATCATGCAGGCATGCGGATTCAGGATGTGGGAGATTTCCGGCTGCCTGGTCTCCCACGAGCATGGCGATCATGCATCACACGCACAGGACCTGACACGGTACGGAATCGAGGTCTACACCTCGCAGGGAACCATCGAAGGAACCAGGCAGTTCCGATACGCGCTCCACGGCCCGCTGGTGCACCCTGTGAAGGCGATGCAGGTATTCCAGATCGGGAGCTTCACGATCCTTCCATTCGACGTCGAGCATGACGCCAGAGAGCCGCTTGGGTTTCTGATCAAGAGCGAAATGACCGGTGAGAAGCTCCTCTTCTTCGCCGACACGTTCTACATCAAGTACCGATTCACCGGTGTCAACATCATTATGGCCGAGTGCAACTACAACATGGACCAGCTCCTCAAGAACGTCGATGAGGGAATCACACCGGTTTTCCGGATACAGCGTCTGGCGAAGAGCCACATGAGCCTGGAGACTCTGGAAGAAATGCTGCAGGCCAATGACCTGAGCAGGCTCAAGCAGATATACCTCCTCCACCTGAGCTCCGATAACTCAAACGAGGAGGTAATGAAACAAGAGATACAAAAGCTGACAGGCGTCGAGGTTTACGTCTGCTGAGGACAGAAACATGAAGAAAGAGGACTTCGTTTTTCATCTTGAATACCGGGAACAGATCGATATGCTAAGCACAGAGCAGAAGGGAGAACTCCTTGATGCACTATGCGACTATGCACAGACCGGTGAAGTGCAGAACGAGCTGGATCCTCTCACGAAGATGTGCTTCAGCATCATGCGGCAGAGGATGGACCGCGACACTGAGAACTACGAAAAGAAGTGCGAGCGCCTGAGAGCCAATGGAGCGAAGGGCGGCAGGCCATCCAAGACCGAAGAAGAAAAACCAAATGGTTTTTCAGAAAACCAAATGGTTTCTGACGAAAACCAAGAAAACCAGATCGATGTGGTACCTGATCCTGATCCTGTACCTGATCCTGATAAAGATAAAAGACAAACACATAGGGACCGCGCCCAAACCAGAAAGGCTGATCCGATCGACTATCAGTCGATCTTCGACGCTTACAACTCGATCTGTACCTCGATGCCTCCGGTTGAGACTTTTTCGGAGTCCAGGAAGAAGGCAATCCGATCGATGCTCCGGACAAGAAGCCCGGATGAAGTGAAGCAGCTGTTCGCTCGGGCCCAGGCTTCACCCTTCCTGACCGGAACGAACGACACTGGATGGAGAGCGAGCTTTGACTGGATCATGACCGAGACGAATGCCGCGAAGGTCATGGAGGGGAACTACGACCAGAAGACTCCGAAGCCGAGGAGAAAGCCAGGACAGTTCAACGACTACAGCCACGAGCAGGTCGACTGGAATGCTATATCAAGGCGGATAAGAGCTCAGGACCGCACGAAAGAAACCGAAGAAGCTGGGAGCGGGTGAGGACTATGAACGGCATAAGGCCACCACCGGAATGAAACTGATCGGGAGGATAGTTTTATGATTTACGTTTTAGGACAAATCGATACATCACACATCACACCAGCCAGGTACGAGGAGCTTCAAAGAGCCTGCACCTCCGAATGCGGCTCCGAAGTATCTGGCCAAAAGAAACACTGCATCGAGGTCATCGGCAGCGAGGATCCGGGAAGACGGACCGCTCAGAGATGAGCCCGAAAGATCCACGAGCCTGCCCTTACCTGGAGTGCTGGGGACACAAGGTGGCATTCACATCGCCGATGTGTCCGAAGGCGGATGACAGGAGCGGGATCATCTCGAAGGCAAAGTGCCACGCATGCTGGGAAGAAAATGCGCAGCTCATTCGGGAGGGTCAGCGCAGGCAGTAAGGAGCGAATATGGGAGTTTATTCAAAGATCGAGTGGTGCGACGCCACGCTGGACATCATATCGGGGTGCCGGCATGGATGCCCGTACTGCTACGCGAAAGCATTAACGAGACGGTTCTCGGGGGATACCCGATGGAACCTGTCACAGACAGAGAAATATACGGTCACGGAAGACGGACTCTACATCCTGAAGGAGCCGTTCTTCAACGAGGACGGCCGGCAGATCATCTACCCATTCGGGTTCGAGCCGACACTGCATCTCTACAAGATGACCGACGAGACAACCGAAAAGAGGATCATGCGGGGCCGAAGCAAGAGAGTATTCGTCGGGGCCATGAGCGACACATTCGGTGACTGGGTGCCTGACGACTGGATCCAGACGATCTTAGATCTCTGCAAAAAGTACGAGCTGAACTACTACCTGTTCCTGACGAAGAACCCGAGCCGGTACCAGGAGCTGATCAGCAAGAACATTCTTCCAGAGAAGGGAAACTTCTGGTACGGGACATCGGTCACTTCAGAGTCGGACAAGAACCGGATCGGCTTCCTTCCTCCAGAGGAACAATATCACACATTCATCAGCTATGAGCCGATGCTGGGACCGCTGGATTTCACGGAGTTCGATACCGGTAAAAAGCCTTTCGACTGGATGATCATGGGAGCTCAGACAGGACAGAACTGCAAAAAGGTCTACCCGGAAAGAGAGTGGGTCAAACAGGCGGTGGCCTTCGCAAGGTCGAAGGAAATTCCGGTGTTCATGAAGGACAGCCTGATCCCATTCATCGGGGAAAAGAACATGCTGCGGGAATACCCACCGGAACTTCTGGTCCGCAAGCGGTCGATCAAGACCAGGAAGAAGCTAGAAGCAAGCTGCATGATGTGCGGCAAGGTCACCGACAAGTCGAGTATGGTCGGGATCAGCGGCAGGCTTTCCACCAGAGGCTACGGATCGCACAGCATCGGATACATGTGCTGGGACTGCCTCGAAAAGTTCTGCGAGGAACACGGACTCGACTACGAGCACGTCCGGGAGGGGATCCGGAAAGAGCTGCCGGTGAAGAAGAGAAAAGTGAGGACATGATTCATGGATGTGACGATGACACTGATAATCACGATCGCGGTATCCGGAGGCCTGCTCGGGATCCTGGACGGGAATACGGAGATGGTAATCATGATGCTGCTTATCGCACCGCTGGCTTATCTGGAAGGAAGGCTCAACGAGAAGAGGAGCGATCAGACAGACCACATCCTGGAGCTCAGGAACATGGTCACCGGCGATACCTTCAACCTGGCAAGGGTGCTTGACGAGCTCTTCCGGATGCGTGACCTGACTCTTCAGAGATCAAAGGACGCGCTGGACGATGCCGACCGAATTTCCAACATCGCCATGTATCGTGCCTATATCAGTGCCATCGAGATCGTCAGAAAAGGCGGTAAGAGATATGGCAAGAGTGAAGAAGGAAAAGGCACCAGTAACATCAATCCCAAAGGATGAAGCACAGCGGAAGATGTCAGACCTAGGATTTCCGTGCAGGATCGAGGGCGGGGTACTGGTATTCGAGGATGACTTAAGCCCGAGAGCATTAAGCCTCCTTACCAGCACGTTGATGAAGATCGGATACACAGCTTCTTGGGCGGCTCGCAGAAAGGTGAAGTCCGTAACAACTGAGAAAGGGGCAATTCACAATGGCAGATGAAAATATCACAGGCAAGAGAATCAAAGACCTGTGCAGACAAAAAGGAATCACTGTGAGGGAGCTTGGCATCACATATGACTGAGGAGGACGCGACATGAGATTCATTGATTACGACAAGCTGCACCATGCGATTGACAAGAAAATACTTGAATACACGCCACCTGCTCTAAGGAATGATTACATGCGCGGATGCGCGGATGGATTGCACATGGCACTCTACGTGATCGAGTGTCAGGATAAGTTCACCGACTGGGACAGCAAAAAGAAACTTCTTCGACTTCTTCAACCGTAACACTCGGATTTTGATTGGTCCATTGTCAATGCCATGTTGTAAGGCCTGTCAGACATGCTGCCGGACACAAACAAGGCGCATGGCGGCGGTTGGCTTCAAGACTGGCTGAAGAATTTCATGTGGGAATATGGCATCGATCCTGCTGACCTGCTGATGGAGGAGAAGGATGAAGGTACTGATAGCGTGTGAGGAATCGCAGCGGGTATGTATGGAATTCCGCGAGAGAGGGCATGAAGCATACTCCTGCGATATCCAAAAATGCAGCGGAGGACACCCAGAGTGGCACATTCTGGAGAATGCCTTATCTGTGATTGGGGGGGGTGTCATGAGGCTGCAGAACGGTAAGTGGATTACGATTAGCCGGTGGGATTTGATAATCGCTCATCCGCCGTGCACATATCTCTCAAACGTTGCAGTTAGACAACACAGTCTGAAGCTGACACCTGAGAACAGAATCATTGGTCGGACGCTGAGCCGCATCGATGCGGAACAGTTCTTTATGCGCTTCGTGGTAGCACCATGTGACAAGATTGCGATAGAAAATCCGGTAGGCGTGATGAACAGTGTCTTCCGGAAGCCTGACCAGATCATAGACCCATATATGTTCGCGGAATCGGAGCAGGACACAGAGAACTACGTAACCAAACGAACGTGCTTGTGGCTGAAAGGGCTTCCGCTGCTGAAGACGAACACACTGAAAAAGCCAGACAATAGACAGCTTTATGGGGAGCTTCCGTCAGGAAAATTCCGCACATGGGAAGACACATATTCCCGTGATGGGAGCATCCGAAGCAAGACATTCCCTGGGATTGCCCGGGCGATGGCCGAACAATGGGGAGGAGAAGGATGACGCTGGTTGACTGGGACAAGCTTCAATACGATCTGGTTAATGCCCTGCTTGAATGCAAGGATCCTTCACTCGGAGAGCCTTACGAGAAGGGATTTAAAGACGGTGTGCGTCATGCACTTTGCATTGTCAGGGGACAGAAGAAGTATACGCTAATGGAGGAGAAGAGCAATGGATAAATACGTAAGCGTCAATAAGCTCAAAGCGAAAATAATTAGCGGAGAACCGGTATTGTTCAGTGAAGCGACACAGCATGAGATATTTTTCTTGTTGGAATCGGAACCATCAGAAGATGTTGAGCCGGTGACACATGCACACTGGATTCGGGAGTTCTTAACTCAAACAGGGTGCTATGAATGCTCAAGTTGCAGAAGATATAGTACGTTGGAAACAAATTATTGCGGTAGTTGCGGAGCGAGGATGGATGAGGAAGCAGAGAAATGAGTAAAGCTGCAAAGAAACGCCAGGTGATCGTCACCTGGTACAAGCCTAAAAAGGGATAACCGCAATAAGTGGTTGAAAATGTCAATTACGTAAAATGCGGTTTCCTCAATAAGTGGTTGAAAGGAGGTAATGCATGATTCTCAATCGGGCAATTAAAATGCGAATCTATCCGGATGATGAGCAGCGCCACAAGATAGATGTGACACTCAGTCATTGAAGATATATCTATAACAAGATGCTTGAACGAAATACAGTAATATACAAGAACAGGGCCGGTACGAAACAGGGAAGAGAGGAACGCGATGGGCATAACAATCACGGCAGCTAACCCGAAATATGAGTTCGATATGGGGTATTTTGGCTTTTTTAAACTACGTAAAGAGATCGCACTTGCGTTGGATAAGGAATTCGGCAGGAACTATGCCGATCTGGCATACTGCCACACGCAAAAAGAGTACGCAGAAAACGACAAAGCCGCAAATCGGATCATACGGAAAAACCATCTTGACCGCTACGCCGATGTGCTCGACTTCCTGTATATGTCGGATAGTGAGGGGGAAGTGGGATACAAGACTTGCAGGAACATCCTCTGCCTCATTCGGGACCGAAAAGGCGGCACAGGCTTCCGCTACGGTTCCCTGCAGCACAACGACTGGGAGGAGTTCAGGGAATTCCTGCAGGACTGCTACTCGCACCACAAGAAAATGCGGTGGCGTTGAGATGAGTGTAGCAAAGTCCATGCGGACAGGGTTGAACCGAAACCCAGGGAACTGTTGATCAAAAAGAATTGCAGAAATCCCCGCCATCGGGGATGAGCTATCTTCCGGATAATGAAGCAGGAACTGTAATAGTGTTCGATGTCAGAAATTTCAACCTGATCTGTGTTTTACAAAATCCGGTGAGAGCGGATTTTCAACCACTTATTGCGGATACCCAATATAAGTAGCTTGCGAGTGAGGCGGATAAATGAAAGACGAAACGATGTTTGTTCTCACGGAAAATGGCGAAGGAAAATGGGAAAAATATGACGATACGTACGACATCACAATCCATTGCCGGAGCCGGGAAGAGAACGAACGTGTGATGAAAATAATTAATGAGGCCGCAAAAATATTAAAAGAAAGGCGAGACGGATGAAGATTAAAGGCATAAAGTTTATTGCCTGGATGCCGATGCCTGAACCATATAAGGAGGCGTAAAGATGCCAATCATGACATTCATCCTTGGCTACGGTATCGGAATGATCGTGACCTTGTGGATCGTGATTAGAAACAGCTAGAGGAGGTGATGCCGATGGACGTAATAACAACATTGCTGCAGATTGCCGGAGAGGAAGAGTCTGTCATCCGAAAGACAGCGATTATGGACGCAGTAAACGCAGTCGAGAAACAGCGCGAGTATCCGGGGAGACGGACATTCAAATGCCCTGTATGCGGCGCAGATATCCTGCTAACAGACGTATTTTGCCGGCATTGCGGCCAGCGGCTGCCGCGATGGGAAGGATGGAGCTGAGCATATGGAGAGATCAAAAGTGTGCCAGGATCTTTGCAAGGAGTTACAGGACACCGACGCGGGGAAGAAGCCCCTTAGAAAGATAACCTACAAGATGACCAGAAGCGGACGGGAATATGTCACGATCGTAGGAACGTATGGTTCCATCATCCAGATGAGCCCGAAGGAGACCGGAGGTGTCTGGGATACAGACTACGACATGATTCAGGACATCATCGGGATATTCTTCCGATGTGCTGAGCATTTCAAACCTATGGATGCTTCAAATTGAGGGGAGGTGCAGGAGATGGAAAAGAGTGAAACGAAGGACATCACGATCTGTAAGCGCTGCAAGTACTGGAAGGACCCGAGCCCTGCGACCGGATACAAGTACGGATTCTGCACCAAGCCGCACAGCACTACGGAATGGAATTTCTACTGCCGGGATGGGGAGCCGGATGCCACAAATAAGGGAGGTACGGAAGAGAGATGGTAAGGTACGAGATCTATCACAAGGCATTGAAATTCGGGAACAGGATCCTCGAAGACATTGCGCTTCTCTTCTGCGGGATAGGATTCAGCCTGGCGCTCTTTCTCCTGCGGATACACTGGAAACACTTTAAGGACTGACGGAGTATGGAGAAGGGAGATGAGACCGATGAATACACCAGCCGATGACGAAGATCAGATGAGGTATCTGGAGAACTGGAGACAGGAACAGGAAGAGAAGAGAGCCAAGAAGGATAAAAATAAATGCAGGAAGAATGGAGACCGGTCAAAGGGTACGAAGGCGTTTATGAAGTTTCTTCACTTGGGAGAATAAAAAGAGTAGAAGGACATGCAAGATTTTTATCTAGAAATGGGAAAGAAAGCAGACGAGAAGTAAGAGAAAGAATCATGTCTCAATCCGAGAGCAAAATAGGACGAATAAGTGTCATGCTTTCTAAAGAAAACGTAAGAAAAAGAATTTCTGTTCATAGAATAGTTGCAGAAGCTTTTGTTAAAAATGACGATCCGATTCATAAAACAGAAATTAATCATAAGGATGAAAACCCAAGAAACAATATCCCAAGTAACCTAGAATGGTGCGATAGAAAATATAATATGAATTACGGGACACTCCCGCAACGGTTAAATATTAAGAATAGAAAACCTGTTGAAGGAGTAGGAGACAGCAAAACAGTAAGATATGAGGCAATAAAATGGGCGAAAAAAGACGGGTATGATCCATCTGGAATATATCAGTCAATCAAAAAAGGGAAAAAATACAAAGGTTTAAGATGGAGATATTGCAATGAATAGCCGAGAAAAAGGGAAGAGGGGAGAAATTGAAGCCGCTCACATACTTCAACAATATGGGTTTGATGCAAGAAGAGGACAGCAATACTGTGGGGCTAATGGAGATGCGGATGTTATCGGGACTCCGGGTCTTCATTTTGAAATAAAACGTAACGAACATTTGAACATTGAGGCCGCCATGAAGCAGTCGGTACACGACGCCAGGGAAGGAGAAACGCCGGTCGTCATGCACCGGAAGAACCGGAGCGAGTGGATGGTTACGTTACGTCTCGATGACTTTATGAAACTGATAGGGAAGAAGGAGTAAGTCGGTGAGGGCAAGCGAATATCTAGGACAGATTAAAATACTGACTCTCAGAATCGCTCAGAAACAGGGAGAGCTGGAACGGATCCGGAACGAGGCGTCCGGTATCAGGGCTATGGCATACGACTCCGACCGGGTGCAGTCCTCTCCGACCGACCGCATGCCTGACCTCGTAATCCGGTGCATCGAGATAGAGAAGGAGATCCAGGAGGACATCGAGCGGAACATCGAGATAAGGCACCAGATCATCAACCAGATCCAGGGCCTCCCGGATATCCGTCATGTCCAGGTCCTTTATTCGAAATATGTCGAACTCAAAGACAACTCCGACATTGCCTCCGAGATGAGCTATGCGGAGGACTACGTCAGGAAGCTGATCGGGATCGCACTCGGGGAATTCGAGCGGAGGTACCGGAGAAGCTTCCGGAGGGTGGTTACTTTCACGGCTCCGGAGCGATCAAAGAACTGGTCAGGAAGAAAGCGGAAATAAGGGTCAGAAATGAAAAGATGGCACAAAATATCCCACAAATGTCCGGAAATATCCCACATTTGTCCAAACAATCTGTGCTATGATGGCATCGTGGGAAACCGGGAGACGGAGAGCATTACGTCTTCCGGTTTTTTCATGCCCTCCAGATTGGTTGATGTGTGTGGCGTATGGGATTCCGGGGAGTATCGAGCCTCCATCGGGATCTCCATATGCTGCGGATAAAGACGATGCCGTGTGTGAGTACTCCTCTCGGTTACGAGTGATCTCTACGGCCGGTACAGAACGAAAGTGAGGTACATCACTGATCCCGCCATTGCAGTGAGCGGGTATGATGCACTGGTGCCGGTTGAGAGCCTGGTGGAAAGAGAGAGGGGACGGTATTGATATGCCAGAACAGCAGGAAGGCAGTTCACAGTTGAGCGGGGACGGCGGGTTCCAGTCGGCTGCATCGCCAAGAGCGGTGACTCCCGAGGGATTCGCCGTCTACTGCGGGTATGATGCACTGGTGCCGGTTGAGAGCCTGGTGGAAAATCCACGGAACCCGAACACGCATCCGGAGAGCCAGCTGAAGCTCCTCGGTGAGATCATCAAGGGCAACGGATGGCGTCAGCCAATTACTGTGAGCAAAAGATCAGGATTCATCGTGAAAGGACACGGAAGGTACCAGGCAGCAAAGCTGATCGGCTGCAGTAAGGTACCGGTCGACTATCAGGAGTACGCTACCGAGGCGGAGGAATGGGCCGACATGGTAGCTGACAACCGGATAGCGGAACTGTCCGAGATGGATGACAAGACACTGGCCGATGTTCTCAAGGATCTCAGCGCGGATGACAGCATCCCGCTGGAGCTGTCCGGATACAGCGACGAGGAACTGACGAAGCTCCTGAACTCCCTGCCGGACGACGAGCAGAAACAGGTCAGCGATGATGAGTTCGACATTGACTCGGCCCTTGAGGCTGAAGCCTTTGTGAAACCAGGAGATATATGGCAGCTCGGGAGACATAGGCTGCTCTGCGGAGACTCCACGAAGGAGGATGACGTCAGCAAGCTGATGGACGGTAAGAGAGCGAACCTGTGCATTACCGATCCGCCGTATAACTGCTCCTACAAGGGCGGGACCGGAATGACGATCGTCAACGACTCCTGGAATGACAGCCAGAAGTTCTACGCCTTCCTGCTCGATGCCTGCAAGAACATGTATTCCGCACTTGCAGACGGAGGAGCCTGTTATATATTCCACTCCGATGCCGAGAAGGTGAACTTCTACAATGCGGCAGTGAATGCAGGATTCCACTACTCAACGACCTGCATCTGGGTCAAAAACAGTCTGGTACTAGGCCGGATGGACTACCAGATGAGGCATGAGCCGGTGCTCTACTGCTTCAAGGACACAGGCAAGCACAAGTTCTACGGCGACCGGACACAGACAACGGTCTGGGAGTTCGACAAGCCGAGACAGAGCAAGCTGCATCCGACCATGAAGCCGCTGGACCTGATCGCCTACCCGATGCGGATGAGCAGTCAGGAAAACGGGATCGTGATCGACCTCTTCGGGGGATCAGGCAGCACACTGATCGCAGCCGAACAGCTTGACCGCATCTGCTACACGATGGAGCTTGACCCGAAATACGCGTCCGCCATCGTCCGGAGGTACATTGCTCTGAGACAGGCGACGGATGACGTCGTGTGCATACGGGACGGAAAAGAGATTCCGTGCCTGGAGCTCTACCAGCCAACGGAGGCAGACCTGTCCTACCAGGACACCTCTGTGACCGGAGATGATTGACCACGGGAAGGTGGCCGGATACCTCACCAAGAAGGCACTCGAGTCACTTGGATCGACGAAGCCATCACACATATCACCGAGAGACGCAAAAGAGCTCCTGCGGATAGCACAGGATATCAGCGCACCGGTAGATGATGTGCATGATGGCTTATTTATTAATGATTTATTCAAAGACGGAAACATCGGTGAAGGAGGAGGTGAGTAGGAAGCATGAGCAAGGAACCGGAAAGAGCTTACCTGTCTGACGAGTTCTCGAAGATGGGAAAAGAGATCATAGATGGACACGCGGACCTGCAGTTCATCACTGAGCTGGGT